CGATCTGGTGGACTGACAGCCGCTGGTAGACGTAAGTATAACAAGGCTACCGGCTCCAACCTCAAGGCTCCACAGCCCGGAGGTGGTGCACGTAAGCGTTCTTTCTGTGCTCGTATGAGTGGAGTCAAAGGACCAATGAAAAAACCAAACGGCAAGCCTACTCGTAAGGCTCTTGCCCTTCGCAAATGGAAATGCTAACATGAAGCAATATGATGAGCCTGATGAAAAAGGCAGAATGAGAGTAACCCAACGCATAGGTGATAAGACACCGATTGCTGAAGGTAAATCAGTCTTTGAAACCGAAGAGCAAAGAAGAAAAAGATTGAATAAAAAATATCTTAATAATGTAGATAAAGTACTTCGACCAAAGAAAGGTAAAGCATAATGGGTAAACTATGTCCACGTGGTAAAGCAGCCGCCAAGAGAAAATTCAAAGTCTACCCCTCTGCATACGCTAATGCTTACGGTGTTAAGGTATGTAAAGGTCAGGTCAAGGCAGGCGGTAAGAAGAAGACCGCTAAAGGGTACACCAAAGCTAAAAGAAAGTAATGGCAGCACTAACAAAACGCCAGCAAGACACTCTTAAGAAACACTCCAAACATCACTCTGCTAAACACATGGCTATGATGCGTAAAGAAATGAGAGCTGGTACAAGCTTTACAGCAGCACACAAAAAAGCACAAAAGGCAGTAGGTAAATGAGTTTACGTAGATGGTTTCAAGAAGAGTGGGTTGATACCAAAACTGGTAAGCCCTGTGGCAGACAGAAAGGTGAGAAGCGTAAAGGCTACCCAGCTTGCAGACCATCTAAACGTGTCTCCTCTAAAACACCTAAGACTACAGGTGAAATGTCAAAAGGTGAAAAGTCGAAGTTCAACAGAACTAAGACAAGTAGTAAGCGTATCGGTTATAACCACAAAAGGCGTAAGACATAACCGATCACGCCCTTATACAAGGTGGGTTGAAGGGCTCTCCCATCTTAACAAAACAAAACCTTATAAATTTTTTAACAAAAAATATGTCACCCGAAAATTTATTCGCAAACGAAACTCCTCCAAGAGTTATCGAAAACTATCCAATTAACAAACATCCAATAATGACAAACGAAGCAGAAAGATTTAATGGCTGGGCAGCAATGCTTGGTTTCGTAGCAGCAGTAGGTGCGTACGCAACAACAGGACAAATCATCCCCGGTATATTTTAAATGGCAGCTATCTCAGTAACAAGAGAAAGCCAAGCCAGTAACTGGCAGAGATTCTGCGAGTGGGTTACTAGCACAAACAACAGACTATATGTAGGTTGGTTTGGTGTCTTAATGATCCCTTGCTTGCTCGCTGCAACAACTTGTTTTATACTCGCCTTCATCGCTGCACCGCCAGTAGACATTGACGGCATACGTGAACCAGTTTCCGGTTCCTTAATCTACGGAAACAATATTATATCAGGAGCAGTCGTCCCCTCCTCTAATGCAATCGGACTACATTTTTATCCTATATGGGAAGCCGCAACCTTGGACGAATGGTTGTATAATGGTGGACCATACCAACTCGTTGTCTTCCATTTCCTCATCGGTGTAGCAGCTTATGCAGGCAGACAGTGGGAACTATCTTATAGACTAGGTATGAGACCTTGGATATTTGTTGCTTACAC